TGGTTTAATTTCTCTTGGAAGTGGTGAAACATTTATGATGGAATCAGGAATAACAGGAGCGCAAAACACTAACACAGTTACAAATTATGCAGACGCTTTTTATTTTTATTTAGGGACAGGCAATTTTGCATCAGGTGTTGTTTCTGTTTACGCAGTTTTATAGGAGTTAATTATGGCAAAAGAACAAGTTTTTGATGGAACATTAAATAGGTATGTAGAGATTGAAGTAGACAATCAAGAAAATCCTAATGCTCTTAATAATAAAATTAAAAATAAAAAAAATAAAAGAAATGCAATGCTTTTTGAAACCGATTGGGCTTTAACTTCTGATACCCCTTTAACAGAGGAACAAAAAACAGAAGCTACAACATACCGACAAGCATTGAGGGATTTACCAACACAAGAGGGTTTTCCAAATATTGATTTTCCTACAAAGCCAAGTTTTTTATAAGGAGTAAACAATGCAAACAATAGTAAGAAACGGAACTAATATTAGTCTTTATTATCTAACCGATAGTAAAACTGTAGATATTACTTCCACAGAAACTACAATCAGTGAAGGCGGTACGCCAGAACTTATTATATCAGATTGTACTACAAGTGATGCAACATTGCATACAGGCGTAGATGCTAAATCAGATTATTGGGGTTGGAAATACAAACATGATGGTTCTTCATGGTCAACTAATGCAGATTTTAAAGGTGCTAATAGCCTTACATCTGACATTAATGACTCTGTAACAACTATTCCTGTCGGTAATTCAAACCCATTTACAGCGTCTGGTACTGTGCAAATAGGTGATGAAAAGATTACTTATACTGGAGTAGACGGAACAAATCTTACAGGTTGCACTAGAGGAACTGCATCAACAAGTGCTGCAAGTTATACCTCTGGCGATACTGTAACACAAATCTAATAAGGAATAATCATGGCTACTAAACCAACAGCGTCTCTTGTAAACCAAAAAATTGATGACCATGTTGGTGCTTGTGCCGACAGATATGATGCTATTGATAGACGATTATATAGAATAGAAGCCATTATGATTGGTGCAAGTGCATCATCTATCGGCTTATTGTTAAAGATAGCGTTTACTTAAAATGTCCACAAAAATTGGTTTGCAAGGAGAACTTTTAGCTAGTTCTGTTTTGCAAGGCTACGGAATTGATAATGACCTTGTTGGAAAAGATGGTTATGATTTATTAGCGTGGTTAGAACAAAAACCAATACGAGTACAAGTAAAAGCTACACAAAAAGCCCATACAGATCGTGGCAAAACTGTTGCACGATACAATTTCCAAACAAACTATGGTGGACAAAAAACACCTATATCTAAAATACAATGCGATATGTTAGCCTTAGTTGCCCTAGATAGACGTACCATACACTTTATGCTACCTGAAAACCTCTCCACAACAAAAAAAATATATTCAGAACAGATGACTTTAGAAAACGAACAGATGACATTCTCTAAAGTTTTTGATACATTAAAAAGAATGTGTACTTGTTCGTAGGAGTAATTATGGCAAAAGACCCAAGATTAGTAAGAGCTGGAGTATCTGGTTATAATAAACCTAAACGGACTCCCAATCATAAAACTAAATCTCATATTGTCGTAGCTAAAGAAGGTGATGAAATAAAAACAATTCGTTTTGGTCAACAAGGTGTAAGCGGTGCAGGTAAAAATCCTACAACAAAAAAAGAAAAATTAAGACGTAAAAGTTATTATGCTAGGCATGGTGAAACAAACGATAAAATGAGTGCTAAATATTGGTCACATAAAACTAAATGGTAGGAGTAATACATGAGTTTAGTAAAAAATATAAATAAAAGAAAAAAGAAAAAATTAAGTCGTTCTAAGAAAAAATCAACTATATCTGCTAAAAATTATGCTGCAATGAAAAGAAATTGGTCATAAAAAATGATTAGTCTATTAGGTAGTTTACTAGGTTTTGGTACTTCTTTCTTGCCAAGCGTTTTAGGTTTTTTTGAAAAGAAAGCCAAATTTAAACAAGACTTACTTATGCTTGAGGCAAAGGCAAAATATGCCGAACAAATGTCTAAGTATAAAATACAAGAGCTAGACGCAGAAGCTGACATAGCCGAAGCAAAAGCTATTTATGCTCATGCCGAGCAACTTTCCAAAAACAATTCCTCTAAATTTATCGGTGCATTACAAGCATCAGTACGCCCAGTTATTACTTATTTATTGTTCTCTGTGTTTGCTTTTGTTAAAGTTACACAGGTTTATATAGCCATACAGCAAGGTGACGACCCATTAGAAGGTGTAGTAGCTGCATGGGATATTGAAACACAAAGTATGTTTTCAGCAATCATTGCTTTTTGGTTTGGCAATAGAATGATGAAAAGAAATGGATCATAAGGTATTTTGCAAACTAATAGTAAAAACTGGAACATCAAAGACAGAATTGATGCAACAATGTGGCGTTGCTAAGATAGCTATTAACGGAATGATAAAAGGCACAGCTCCTGTTCCAGACAGCGTTCAACATTATCTTGTAAATAAACTCAACTCGTGATACAATTTCTTTTATAATTATAGGTAATAAAATGAAAAATATTGTTATGGCAGTTTTTGTATTAGGATTAGTTACAGCTTGTGCTAGTTCTAACATTGGTATTAATGCTAATGTACCAGAAAGCCAAAAAGTTAAAATATTAATTGAGACTGAACCAAAATCTGAATAATGGAAATCCCACAAGTTTGCCATATGCAGCGAGCATTGAGTGACACTCAAATTTTTACTGTCTTAGAGAAAATAAAAAAAATACCCTCCCAAGACGGAAGCCTGACAGGTGGCGATAATAAATCTTATAGAAGTGTTGATGTAAAAGCCTTTGAAGCTAACAATAAAGAATTAGAATTTGTTGCTGAAATTGTTTCTAGTTTTACACAGACTGTTAATGATAAGTATTGGAACTTTGATATAAAAGGCTTTGCCGAGCCACTACAGTTCTTGACATATAAAAAAGGTGGCAAATATGATAGTCACATGGATATTAACTGGGAAAACTTAAACTCCAAAAGACCAAACAGAAAAATTACTACAATTATTCAACTAACAGATGATGATAAATATTATGGCGGTGATCTAAAAATTGACGTTGATAATAAGAATGATTTTTTTATACCAAGAAAGAAAGGCGATATAGTTTGTTTTCCATCTTTTCTTTTGCATAAAGTTTTTCCTATCAAGAAAGGTGTAAGACATTCTATTGTGTCTTGGTTGTCAGGCGACTCTTGGAAATAACTATACTATACCCTTTAATATATGTTCAATAACAACAACAGTCCACCCATTTCCAATCATCTTATATCTTTGTGTGTTAGAAACACCTTTTGTATAATCAATGGGAATTGTTTGTAATTGTTCTAATTCATTAATACTAACTCTATTTTCTTTATTTTTTGATTTTAATGGAACATTATGACCACCTGTACCCATATTTGCAGTTAAAGTTGGGCAAACACCGCTTTTATTTTCTCTAAAATAACTTCTTCTCCATTGAAAATATGATTTTTTCCAATTTGGTCTTTTTGGTAATGTTGGTATTGGTATATTTGTCCAATATAATCTTGGTCTATTTTGATGAACAAATAAATCGGAATTTATTGCATAAGGTTCAATACCAAATAAATTACCTAACTGTGTTTCTGGGTAAATATCAGACAATGTTTTAGAAATAACATCTTGATACTCTTGTTTCATTCTGACATTTTCAAGTAAAAAATATTTTGGTTTTAACTCTTTTAACAATCGTGCAAATTCATAAAATAATTTACCTCTTGGGTCGTTAAAATTTTGTTCTTTACCAGCAAAACTAAAAGACTGACAAGGTGAGCCGCCAAAAATTAAATCAATATCATAAATAAAATCTTCACCCTTTACATTTTGTATGTCGCCAAGATGAATAGTATTTGGATAATTTTTTCGTGCAATATCTATAGCATATTTATCAATTTCACTAGCATAATATTTGTCATATTTAATATTAGCTTTGTTTAATGCTAATTGACCACAGCTCATGCCATCAAATAAACTTAAAACATTCATTTTATCTTTTACAATCCTCATAAACAGCTTGATATTTATTAACAAGTTCTGGCTTTCTTAAATGTATCTCTCGTATGCCATGAATAACACTTGTATGGTCTTTGTCATACTTATCGCCAATCTCAACTAAACTTAATATTGAGTTTGTTTTTAGTAAATTAAATATTAACCATCTTGCTATAGACAGCTCTTTTACCCTTCTGCGTGATATTAAATCAATGTATGATATTTGGAAATCATCACATATATGCTCTATTGTTTTATCTAAACATTTTTTATTTCTTAATTTTTCCATTTTCTTCTATTGCCCTATCTATGTAGAATTTAGCTTTCTCCAAATCTTGTTGAAAATTTCCTTTCTTAGTACATCTCCACACATACTTACTTGCATTACCAAGACAATAAGCAATAAAACCTTTTACTCCCAACATGGCTCGTATGGAGTCTAAAGCCTCTAACTTATCGCCTTGATAATGAGGTGGATTATTAACTAAATCTTCTTCCATTTAAAAAGGAATGTCGTCATTTGGCTCAACGCTTGATGGTGCAGCAGATTGTTGGTCTTTTTTTGCATGAGACACTACATTGCCAATCTCTACTTTTAACGTAGCATTAGCATCACCATCTTTTTTAACGTAAGAATTTATACCTGAGATTTTACCAAATACAGTTACTGGCATACCTTTACTTAACCAAGATAAACTTTCACCATACTTACCCCAAACAGCACAATCATTATAAATAACTGTTTCTTTGTTAATGTTTGAAGCAACTGTAAAATTTAATACAGATGTTTCGCCAACATTTTTTAGTTCTGGATCGTTAGCAATATTACCAGTAATATTATATGAGTTCATATTTTTCTCCTATGGTTAATTAAACTCTATCTTCAAGAGCAGTCTTTCTGCTCGCAAAAATTCCTCTTACATAATCAGTATGATTAGATTTCATAATTTTATCAGCGTTATCTTTTGCCCATGCAAGTAAGTCGTCTATATTATTTATATTATTAATAACAACTTCATAACCTTCTTTTTCTAATTTATCTGCATGGCTATCTTCATCAACATAATCATCTTTTGGTAGTTCTTGTTTTGTTTCATGTGAAACATTATCAGGTGGTAAATCCTCACCCTTATATATAAACAAGCCATAACCAAACATACCTAAACATTTAACAAGACCTCTTTGAAAAGCAGTATTAATTTGAAAAGCATTAGGTTGTGCAACAGGTTTGTTTTTATAATCTAAAATAGGAAATTCCTCTGTAAGAGTTCTATCTTCTATTGTAATAGAAACTGATACAAAGCCCTGTATGTCACTTAATTTCTTAGTAAATGTAACATTTGGATAAGCCCTACTTACATGATCCCATGCAGTAGCCCACGATATATAATTAAATTGACCTTTTTTATCTATATCTTTCTTGTTAATCTTAATGGTGCTTAATGTTTCAAACACAGTTTTTTTAGTCATCTTTCTCTCCATTTTTTATTTGCGTTAATGTTTTTGAATATTTATCTTTGCCAATAGCTTTCCATCTACCACCCCAGTTATGTTCCATTCTTTTTTCAAATTCTGACCAATAAATATCCCAATCAAAACCACAATGTTTTTCATATAGCTCCTGCAGCATAACGTGAATCTTTTGTTTTTTATTCATCAGGCTTCTTGTAATGTTTGCGTGTTTCTTCACAGAAAAAAGAGTTTTCATATCTCTTTGGTCTATGACTGTATTTCTTACCTTTGGCGTTCTTTCTGCCATCTATTAATTTCTTTGCCATTATTTTTCCTCTACTTCTGCGTTCATAGGCATATGTGTAACAAGATACTTTGCTTTCATAGGTGGCATATCCCAATAATCATCTTTAGCCATCTCAAGGGCTTGTTCTGGCTTCCACGCCTTAAAACTTTTGTGAACTGTAATAATTTGTGTAACCTTAACTTTATACATTTTTTGTTTTGCTACTTTAGCCATAATTCTTTCGCCTTATTTTCTAACTCATCACCTAAGTTCCAATAAAAATCACCAACAAAATCTGGAGTATCTAAAACACTAATAGGGTCATCAAGCATAATTAATGATTGTCTTAGCCTTGCTTTTTTAATCATTGACCTTGAGTACAACTCTAAATTGCCAAAGGACATTTCTTCACAGTTATCTGGGTGGAAAGCCACCGCCTTGTTTTTATTACCTACTATAATAATAGGATAATATTCTCTGTTCATAGCTTCCCAATACACAGTAATTTGTTCTAAATAATTTAATCTTGGTATCTTGGGAATAGAGGCAACGCTGAAACCTCTACTCCCATCTTTCTTCACAGCACCTAAACGTGGCTGTAAGGTTTTATACTCGATTATGGTTTTAGGATTATTAATTAACATATCAGCGTAGCCAATAATCGGTACAGATAGTTCTTTTGGTTGCCATAATATTTGTTGTTCAAAATTAGCTTCAACAAATGTCTTATGTTTTGTTGGTGTAGAATTTTCACCTTTTCTTTCTTGTAAAGTATCAATCGTTACATCAAGCATTTTTTGTGCAGTTATGGGTGCGTGTTCTTTGCAACCAATCATCTTTTGTGCATCATTTTCGTTTACAGCAACATGGTCATCAATCTTGTTACCAATCTCATCAAATATTAAATCTATTGTTTCTTGATCGTACTCAAAGGTATTCGGATTTGTTTCTTGCAAAGCCATATCAAGTGACTCATGGATTGCTGTTCCTGCTGTAGCTGGTACACCAAATTCAATTTTCTTTCTTTCTTCAGATGTAAGTTTTATATATTTAAACCACCATAGATTAAGTGGTATGTTTAACTGCGAGGCAGAAAAATGTTTTATATTGTATTCTTCTAATTTGTTTTTAAGTTCCATTTTATTTCCTTTCCCCATTATACTCAATTATTCACATAGGTCAATACACAATATTAATAAAGTTAATTTGTAATTTTATTTGACAGGTATATATCAATCTTTATGGAAACTTATTTACATTTAACAACAGCAAGCGTCATCATTATCTGTCTAAGCAAGATATTCTAAATCTTCATTGACAGATTCTGACTCATTGGTTCTCTTACGTCTCGTTCCACAACTAATGGACAAATCAATAGACCTAAGATTTACGTTGCTGTCGTTAATATGGTGAAAGAACATTATACAAATAACACTCACAATGTTTAACAGTATATTCTTCCACTCGTTTTTATTA